TTAGAATTTAATTTTTGAAATCTAAGACGAATATTTACACTTGAGATAAGTTCCGCTACGGCACCAACAATTCCTTCACTAGCCAAGTACCTATTCCCTTTAAGGGTAAAGTATTGTTCAACATTTTGAAATGTAAGGTATATATTTCTAAAATTGTCTACAATACCTCTTATAGGCATTGGTGAAATTTCACCATCTTTGATAGAGATCCACCTTTTTGCAAATTCATAGAGAAATTTACTTTTATGTGTTTTACTATCAGAGATCTCGACTCCTAGTTTCTTAATGTATTTCTTATACATATTGGAAACTGGGGTGTCGTTTATTACTATGTCATCACCTAGTATGATATAATGCAAAAATCTTTTCTTCCCTAAAAGATGCGCACAATATCTAACTAAGATATGATGGCACAGTGTGAAAATAGCTCAGGAAGACTTAGCACCCATAGGTTGACCAACTGCATAACGAACAACCTCCCCTTCTGGTCCCAAGTATCAACGATCGGTCAGAGCTTTACCTCATGAATCAGCAATTTCAGGTGATCATAACAATGATACAACCTGTTGTTGGTATTCTATAGGAAAGCGATCTGTGGCAGAAGTTAGATCTAAAGAATGGAAACTATGTTTCTTCACCTGGATGTGTGAGAAAAATGGGTCCTGAGAATAAGTTCTATCAGAGGGTATAGACTTTAATATTGCAAATGCTTTTTTAGAAATACCATTAAGGAGATTTTGAGTATTTCAATCAAGTATTGCAATAATTCTCATTTTACATTCTGGATCATTAATTATTGATAGACGAGAAAGAAGACAAGTGTCCTTGATATTAAGACTGGGTTTCTTACGGTTTGGTAAGATATCCCATGTCTCAACCCAAGGTCACCTCTTACTTCTCTTCCATTGATCTTTTAATCATATAACTCCTCTGCTACAAGTCAAATTAAAGAGTATTGACAAATCTCATTCCTTAAATTTTGATAAACTTCTTCATGCCGATAAAGTTGCTGGTCCATGTGGACCGGCACTATATTGTGCTTCGAAATTATCAAAATTAAAAGGAGGAAGTGTTTGCTTTTTAATTTTAAGACCTTTGATAACTTTGAGTAAAATTCTTTTGTCTAGAATTTTAGTCTCACCAGTAAAAGGTTTAGTAATTGGAGAAAGATCGTACGGTATAACCTCCCCTTTCTTCGGTAGAATACATCTTGTTAAGGACAAAAGGGTAAGGAGAAATCTTTTCTCCGTAGGCCCTTTTTCCAACAGTGGTTCTAAAAAAGAAAGTGTGACAGGTAATCCTTTGTCATTTAGTGGTACGCTACCATCATTTGACATAAGGGGTTCTCCCGAGATAAATCGAGTATAGTGTAATCTACACAACTTGAAATATCCGACAGTATACAATGTACCGTTCTTTCTTAAGGATTCATGGACTAGTCCAAAATACTTGGACACCATAGTCACTTGATTCTTAACATGTGGAAAGAATATTTTACCAATTTGAGAAAATATTAAATATGTAATTTGTTTAATCATTTTTTAAAATTGTAAATAGTCTTTGGGATACTTTAATGCGAAGGAACTAGCTATTTGCTTTATTCCCAATACGGGTTAAATGTGTTTCAGCTTATTGGGTAGCCAAAATTAAGGTTCCTTGGCAAAAGAACCTGCTACCGCTAATGAGTGACATATTTTAACATGGTTTGGGGAAACAGCTAGTGAAGAGATGGTGGTTTCTACTACCTATTATAGGGAGTGGAAGCCAGTCCTTCGAAA